CTGACCGAGGCGGACAAGCGGCTGGGCATCGAGCAGTTCGACACCCAGATCGGGCAGGCCTACACCCACCGCAGCTTCGCGCTGTCCTGCAGCTTGGACGGGGTGCGCTACGGCATTGGCCAGGAGATCTTCACCGACCCTGACAAGGGTCTGTATGTGGTCGGCCAGGACTCCATCGTGCTCAGTGGGCCTGGCGTGCTGGAGGCCAAGCTCACCAAGACCATGCCCGAGGATGTGCCGCACCTTGCCCGTGGCCCGATCCAGCTCCAGGGTCAGATGCTGGTCACCGGCCACAAATGGGGCGCGGTCTGCGTGCTCTACCAGGGCATCGAGCTGCGGGTGTTCCTATTCGGGCCGCACTACGACACCCAGAAGGAGATCATCAAGGCGGTGCTGGTGTTTGAGAACAAGCTGCAGACCTACCGGGACAGCGGGGCCATCGATTGGTACCCACCCGCGAGCAGCAAGGAACTGGATCGGATCTACCCCATGGCCGCCGCCAAGGAGGAGATCGAGCTGCCGCCCAGCGTGGGTGACCTGGCCAAGGGGATCCTTGAGAACAAGGCCGCGATCAGGGCAGCCGAGGCCAGCATCGAGACCGCAGAGAAGCTGATCAAGGAGCAGCTCGGCCAGGCCGAGCGGGGCCGGGCAGGGCAGTACATCATCAACTGGCCCATGCGCAACTACAAAGCCCAAGCGGAGCGATTGATCCCTGCCAAGGAGCCCTACTCGGTGCGCCAGAGCACGCTGTCGATCAAGGAGCTGCAGCCATGAACCTGCCCGACCGTCCCGCCATCAGGCATGCGTATGAGCAGGCCGTCGTGGCCATGCTCAATGCGACCGATGCCACCGAGGATCAGGCCGAGGCCTTCGTTGACGCGATGGCCGACCTCATCTTCACCACCATGCAAACCTACCTGTCCGAGAAAGAATCACATGCAGTTGACCACCACTAACCGGGGCTTCGCCCCAGCCACCCTCACCGAGGCGATCCAGTTCTCCGACATGCTGGCCAGCTCCAGCATGGTTCCCAAGGCCTACCAGGGCAAGCCCCAGGACATCCTGGTCTGCGTGCAGTGGGGCTATGAGATGGGGCTGGCACCCATGCAGGCGCTCCAGAACATCGCCGTGATCAACGGCAAGCCCTCGGTCTACGGTGACGCAGCCATGGCCCTGGTGCAGGCCAGCAGCGTCTGCGAGGATGTCGAGGAATACTTTGAGGGCGAGGGCACGCCCAACCCGGTGGCGGTCTGCGTGGCCAAGCGCAAGGGGCGCAAGCCGGTGACCGCCAAGTTCTCGGTCGAGGATGCAAAGCGGGCAGGCCTGTGGGGCAAGCAGGGGCCATGGTCGGCATATCCCAAGCGCATGATGCAGATGCGAGCTCGCGGCTTCGCGCTGCGCGATGCGTTCCCGGATGTGCTCAAGGGTCTGATCACCGCCGAGGAGGCGCAGGACTATCCAGACGAAGCCAAGCCCAGGCCGGCGGCCAAGCCAGCCAACCCGCTCGACATGGTGGCCAAGCCTGCGCCGCTGGCCATCCCGGCAGAGACCACCAACCCGGCCATCATCGAGGCAGCCTTTGCCGACACGGTTGATCCCAAGCCGGTCGAGGTGCTGGCCGAGATCCCGCACGCTGAGGTCGAGCATGTCGAGCTGCAGCCGCTGCCCGACACCAGCGCGGAGGAGGAGCCGCCGGCAGCGGCCATTGGCTACCCGCTCAAGGTGCCCGGCAGGGAGGAGGCGTTCTCAGTGCATGCCAGCCTGGATGAGTGGCAGGATGCATACGAAGATCTGGCCGACAAGACCGCCCGCTCAGGCAAGCGCCCGGCCCGCGAGCGCATGACGCTGATCAAAGAGCTGCGCGAACTAAATGAGCCGACCCTGGCCAGGGTGGACATAGTCAAGCGCATCAGGCACACCGCTGCCTACAGCAAGCGGCTCAATGCGCTGGGAGCGGCGCAGTAGACAGGAACAGGGCTCGCTCGCCCTTCCTTCTCTTCACAAGGCCGGGGAGCTCTTTGCCCCCGGCCTTTGTCCACATGAGGAAGGCATCGGCTGCAGCCTCCCACTCCTCGCGCTGGATCTTCATGCGGATGGTCGAGCGCTGGAAGTTGCCCAGGCCTACGTTAAAGCTGAAGCTGACGCAAGCGTCAAACCTACTTTGATGACCAGCCAGAACAGGAGCAAGTCGCAGTACACCGCGCTCAAAAGTCTCAAGGTCTTTTGCCAGGATGGCATTGACTTCCTCCATGGTCAGGGTGCGATCCCACCCGGCAGGGATCGGCAAGTTCTTGCGCTCATCCAGCGGCACCCGGATGTGGGTCTGATCAATGACATGGCCCACGCCCACCGTCCAGAGCAGGGCAGGGCAGCGGTACGGTTTGACCCGCACGCCCTCGTCGTGCTTGATCATCTGGATGGCGCGGGCCGAGGTCTTCATTTGCCGAAGGCGCGGCCACCAAAGTGGAAGGCGATGATGCTGGCAAACAGCGTGGCGGTCTCGACATCCCACAGCATCTCGGCGAGTACCTTGAAGTCAACTCCGCGAGTCCAGCCGTACCAGAACAGGCCCAGGTCGATGGCCACCAGCAGGAAGAAGAACCCGTAGGTGATGACGGGCCGCACGCTGGCCCGCAGGTTCTTCATCCAGGTCGAGGTGCCTTCGTTGAGGCTCATGTCGTGGGCGTAGATCGCCTGCATCTCGGCCTGCTGGGCAGCGATCAGGGTCTGCTGCGTTTGGGCATCAGCGTTGGCCTGGATCTGGTCGAGCCTGATCTCCTCGACCTTGGCCTGGGCCGCATACCCGCGCTCAAGCATCTGCAGCTCGCGCTCGGTCTGCATCTTGGCCAGCTCCAGCTCATGCTTCTTGTCGGACTTGTCCTGGAAGAAATCCAGGATCTTGGGCAGGCCACCCATCAGGAAGGAAACGACAGTAGAGAGAAGGGTCAGCATGTCAAACTCCAAAGTAACCGAAAGCCAGCAGGCCAGATCCGATCAGGCCGACACATGCGCTGGCCCAGAACAGGGGCATGGTCACCGCCAGGATGGCGGCAGTGGACAAGACGATGGCGATCTGGAAGGCAGAGCCGGCATAGGTGTAGTACGGGCTGCGCTCCTTGGCTTTGTCCCGCTGCTCCTCAAGCTGGTGCGCCTTGGCCATGATGTCTTCCATGTCCATCTTCATCCTGGCGGCAGCGTCTGCGCGGCCAGCGACATCGTAGACAACAGACCGGACGTTCTTGGCCTGATACCACGCCCACATGTTGTTGGCCTGGATGGTGTTGGTCAGCACCTTGCTGCTATTGCTGCTGCCCACCATGGTGTTGATGGCCAGTAGTGCCGCGAAGATTGTGACGGTGATGGCCGCCCGCTTCTTGATGATGATCTCAAGTTCTGATCGAGTCATTTGTTTGCAGCCGGAGCTTCCATGATGAACCAGATGGTTGCCCCGACAGTGACCAAGACCACCACGATTGCGAGGATCATGACCAGCAGTTCTTCCATCTCCTCTTCGCGCTTCTTCTTGGCTTCCTTCTTCTTGCGTGCAGCGTGCGCTGCATCGGCCTCAATCCTCTGGGCTCTGGCTGCTATGCGCATCCAGACATCCATCTTGTTGGCCTGGAAGAACAGCATCTTCACCTGCTCTTCAAACTCACGGGCCTGCTCCAGCGCCATCTCAAGCTCCAGCGCCTTGCCTAGTGCGCTGCCCTTGAACTCACCCTTCTGCGACTGCTGCACCACCTCAATGGCATCAGCCTTGGCATCGAAGTACTTGCCCAGCACCGGCCCGAGTGAGGCCACATCGTCAACGGTCTTGGAAACCTTTTTGACAAGCTGGACTGCCGACGATATAGCGGCAAGGGCGGTGACAGGGTCGATCATTCACCACCTACTTGTTAATCCATATGGCCGCGAAGATTGTGCCAGTCATGCTGATGAGCATCACGCCTACTGTCTTCATGAGGATGGTTTCGATGCGCTTGAGCCGGGCATTGATCTGCTCATAGCGCAGCGCACAGACTTCCTCATGCGTGCTCAGTCGTGCGTCTGTTTTGTCAATGGTGCTCATGCTCATGCGGCCTCGTAAGTGAAGGTCAACCGCAGGGCATCGCTGGTCGCCCAGGTCATCGGAACAGCAGCTCCTACTGCTGCGGTGGTGTTGTGGCTGTAGAGCACCATGGTCGTGCTGCTGATGTTGACGACAAGGCCAACGTAGACAGTGCCGGTGCTCGCGTCGAAAATCTGCACAGAGCCGATAGGGCTGACTGTGGTGTCAGCAGTAAATGGCAGGGTAAAAATCCAGTTGCCGCTGCCGAAGGTGGTGGTGCTTCCAGCGGCGATGTTGATGGTCGCGGTGACCATCTTGCCGTGGCGCATGTAGCGGCCAGTGATGGTGCCGTTGCCAATGGCTGGGTTGGTTGTAGACCCAGTCCAGGTCGGCGTATAGGCACCGCGCTCGTACATTGCGACTTCTCTTGATCGTCCCATACCGGGCTCCTTTCGATGTTCTGAAAGGCCCCAATGGGCCTACTGCGTTGCGATGCTTAAACGTGGATATTCATTACATTGCGGAAATGAGAAACGCCAGCAGCTCTTCGTAGCGCACGCCGTACCGATTGCCAGCCATCACGGCTTCACGAATCACATTGCCTTCTTCGTCTTTGACCTCAGGTTGCTCGGGCCACTCGTCGTAGCACAACACCGCATAGTCCTCCGCGACCAAACCTTCAGACTCAAACGCGGTTTTCACATCCTGCGCAATAACGCCAAAGTGAATGCGAGCACCAGAGCCCTTCTTTTCCACGGCTTCGTTGAACTTGAAGGCGCGGATCAGACTCTTCAGTTTTACAGCCACTGCCATCTCCGCATCAGACAGCGAGCGAATCTGCTGCTTTTCTCTTGAGTCGGAAGTGTTAATCGTTCCCGTAGCAGCGTAGACAACAGACCATCGGTATGTGGATGAGCCGCAGGTTGTGGAGTTGTCTGTCAGCGGAACGAAATTTGGCGTATCAACGGCAATGTCATTGTTTCCACCAAGAACTCGAGTTGTATAACCGTTGCCGCCAACAAAACCAAAAAAGGAAATTCCACATTTTCCACTGTTTGGGTAGTTGCCTTGATTTTCAAACTCCAACAACGTAACGGCAGATGCGCTGTCTTTCCGATACTTTGTAAGGCCTACTGTTGCCCCGCCCTTTAAGTTGAAATTTATATTGCCAGTCCCCGCGCTGTTTGTCAGCGAAAACTGCCCGTCACCGGTACCTTTAAAAGATGCCTCAGTAGTAAATGCTGTGCCATTTAACCGGGTTATGTTCAAGGCAGAAGTCGTGACGCCAATATACGGATCAATGGAGACATTATTTTTTTCGCTCGCAGGAAAGCCTCCGGTAAAGCTTATGCTAGGTTGAAAATTGACGTAATTGCTATTAATCGACAACAAAGGCGTGTCAATCAGCACCAGACTTCCGACTGTCTCCTGCTCAAACCAAGAGTTTTCAACCATCAGACGGTTGATGCCCACCGAGTAGACGCTTGTGTCGCAGACCTCCATGGCGGTGTTGTAGATGCACACTTGCGCGGTGTACATCACCGGGCCGGGGCCAAAATTGTTTGGCACATACAGCCCGTAATCGCTGGTGCTGAAATAGCAGGAATCAATTGAAATGATGTTGGCAAAAACAGCAGGCCAGATACATTTTCCATTACCACCAAAAAAGCACTTCTGAAAAAGATGTACGCCACCGTTGGCCCGATATCCAATTTGAAAGTCGTAGATGGCGACGTTTTCAAGATACCAGTCATAAGCAGTGCCCTGAATCGCAATAGAATTAGCTTGCGCTTTGCCGGGGCCTCGTAGCGTCAGATCACGGAAGGACACCCAGAAGTTCTGGTTGTCAAACAGTACGCCGTTGTGCCGAGCTTCAATGAATGCTCCAGATCCGCAAATGACAGCCTTACCATCCGTCACGCTTGGGATGGTCAGCGTTGAGGTGACACGATAGCGCCCAGGGGGAAAGTAGACGTTCGCCCCTGTGCCAGTCATTGCAGCGTTGATCGCCGCCTGAATTGCTGCCGTGTCGTCCGTTCCAGCGGTGCCGTTCCAATTACCCACGGCTCCGAAGTCCTTGACGCTGACAAACTCCTGCAGCTTGCTGTTCTTGGAGCGCGTCACAGCACCCGTGCCAGCCTGGGTGAAACTTGCGGCTTCCTGCAGCGCAACCTCTGCGTTGCTGCCAGCGTAGTAGTTGCCAGTGTCTGCGATGGTCACTGAGCTCGCGCCCAGGGTGCCAATCTCATTGACCCGGTAGCTGAAAACCTCGACCTCGTCGTTGAGCGCAAGGCCGGTGGTCACCGTGACTGTGGTGGCATTGGTCTCGGTGTACTCGCTGGCGTTGAGCTTCACCCCGTTGACGTACACCACCATGGTGTTGGTGCCCGGTGTGTAGGTTGCAACAGTCAGCACGGTCTGGCCTGCTGTCGCGGTGATCGCGGTGCGTGTGTTGGAGGCCGAGGCGTTGACGTTGACCCAGGCTGTGCCGCTCCAGACTCGGATCTGGTTGAGTGCGGTGTCCCAGTACAGGGCACCCGTCAGCAGGCTGTTGCCATCGTTGTCAACAGACGGTGCCGAGCTCTTTGGCCCCAGGTAGCGGTCGTCAAAGGAGTCGTAGCTGGCCGCTGCGTTGGACGCGCTGGTGGAGGCAGCAGAGGCGCTGCTGGCTGCGTTGCTGGCCGATGTGCTGGCATTGCTCGCAGACGTTGATGCGTTGCTGGCCGAGGTCGATGCGTTGCTGGCGCTGGTTGATGCGGCAGAGGCCGAGGAAGCTGCAGCGCTCGCGCTTGCGGTAGCAGATGCAGCGTCCACAAGTAGCGTCCACTTGGCGCTGTCGGCGTTCGTGTTGATCGGCTGCGAGCCGCTTGAGGTGTGCTGGGTGATGACCTGCCAGATGTTGTTGTTGGTGGTGTCTTTGACAATGTCTCTGACGTAGTACAGCACACCGGCTGTCCAGTTTCCACGGTTGGTGCCCAGCGTGTCCGAGATGACTGGGTTGCCGTTGGCATCAAACCCCAGCGCCTTGTTGGCACGCAGGGATGCGCGGGGCAGCGTCATGTTGATGCTGGTCGGGTCGGTCTGCGGTGCGGCCAGGGCACGCTGCAAGCCCTCGGCATTCTGCTGGTTGAAGATGGTCTGCTGGTCGAGCTCGTCGTTCAGCGTGTTGGCGAAGAAGTCACCGCCCGTGGTGAAGTCAGTCGTCCTGGAGATGGTGCGGTTGCCGACAATGGCGTACTGGGTCGGGCTGGTTGGGGCCAGCGCCAAGCCGGTCGCCGTGATGGTCACCGAGCCGGTGCCGTTGGCGTTGATGGTCACCGTGTAGTGGGTGGTCAGCGTCAGCAGGACATCGTCCTTATAGACCGCGATGTCGGTGTTGGCCAGGATCTCAAACGTGAAGGCATAAGGCCCAGCGCCGCCAGCGCCACTGGGGGCGTAAACTTGCCTGCGGGTGACGTTACTGATTGGCACTGCCATGATGCATTCCTTCCGATTGAGAATTGTACGGTTTTAGTCTGGCTTGTAATAGAGCCCGTTGGCCTTGCGCAGCTCTTTGAGCTCGTCGATCCTGGCCTGCAGACTGGGCTCTTCTGACTTGAGCTGTTGCTTGGCCACATCCATGAACTTGGAATGCACCCGCTGCACAGTCTTTTGCTGGTCGTCCAGCGACAGCAGGTCAAAGCCTGGGGTCTGCATGATGTTCAGGATCTCCTGCTTGGCCGGCAGCTCCTTGCCGTAGATGGTCAGCAGCCGGTTGTACTGGAAGGCATCCATCTCGACGCCGTCGATCTTGCGCTCGGGCATACCGATGGGCGAGCCCAGGCGCACCAGCGCATCGTCCACCTCGGAGAACTGCTGCGGGGTCACGCGGGTGGGTAGCACCAGCTCGTAGGCTGCGCCCGTGCCTGACTTGGTCGGCTCGCCCCACAGGTTGAGCGCCTCGGGCAGGTCGGCGCTGAAGTAGGGAAGCCGCGACTTGTACTTGTTGAAGGCCTCGACAAACCCGCGCACGCCCATGGGCAGCTCGGGGTTGGCGCGGGTGTCCCGGTTGGCCGGGTCGGACAGGCGCTCGATGCCGGCCAGCAGCGAGCCGTAGGCACCGGCAGGCGAGCCGCCGATCACAAAGCCGCCGAACTGTTTGACCAGCCCGTCCACACCCTTCTTGCCGTCCACCTGTCCCTGCTGGTTGGTGCCGATCAGCTTGGCCACCTCGGCCACGCCCTGGAGGTAGGGCTGCTCCTTGAGGTATTCGTACAGGCCATAGGTGCCGCCCAGGAAGACCTCCTCGATCTTGCTGGCATCGGTCTCATGCTTGGCGTATTCGGCATAGTCGGCGGCCACAGCCAGCAGCGCAGAGATCGGTTCCATGCCGCTGTAGCTGTAGTACTTGTCGCCGATCTTGAGCGAGTAGGGCTGCCAGCCGTCACGCAGCAGCGCATCGCGGTCAGCCTTGCGAGCCGGGCCGCGCCCGGTGATGTTGCCCTCGGCGGCCAGGGCACCAAAGGTGGCCAGCACGGCAGAGCCCAGCGTCACCTTGGCCAGGGCCATGTCGCGGTACACGCCGCCCTTGGCGATCTCTTCGCGCCACTGCGACGACAGCGGGGCGAACGGGGTGCGCTCGATGACCTGCAGACCGATGTTGGCCGGGGTCTTGAAGAACGGCACCACGATCTTGAGGGCAGGGTGGTTGAAGGTTTGCTGCAGCTTCTTGAGAGCCGGCGGCAGATCGGCGGTGAAGGTGCCCTTTTGGGAGAACAGCACAGCGGCCTCGTCCAGGTCGCGGGGTGGGTTCTGGAACAGGCTGACCACTTCGGCCTGGGCCTTGGCCAGGGCGTCTGCTTCTGGCATGCCAGAGTCCAGCGCCTCGCGGTAGACCGTCTTGCCGCGCCGGGTGATCTGGGAGTTGAGCTCCATGCGGTAGAGCACGCCCTTGAAGAACTCGTCCTCGGCCATGAGCATCCTGCCGGGCAGGGTGACGGCGGTGCCGTAGTAGTCGATGGCCTTGGCCAGCCACTTGTCCTGCTCAATGCCAAAGGCTGCCGAGCTGATCGACGGCAGCGTGCTGCCGCGCTGCGCCTCGACCTTGCTCATCAGGTCGTTGGGCTGGTTCTTCTTGAACGCTGTGGTGGCCAGATCAAGCCCTTCCACCAGACCGTTGCGCAGCGACTGGATCATGGTCAGCGCTTCGTCGTAGCCGGCCTTCTCAGCCTCGCTGCCGGGCACCAGCGCCCGCCAAGAGCGCACGCCGGTCGGCAGCACGTTGCCGTAGAAGGCGGCGACCAATCGCTCGGGGATCTGGTACAGGCCGAACATGCTGTTCGACACAATGTTCTTGGCGTGCGATACCGGGCTGGACAGCAGGCCGTTGATGTAGGTGGTGAACCAGACATCCTTGATGCCAGACATCATGGACTTTTCGACCAGGGCGTTCTGGGCTGCCCGCGACTCCAGCGTCAGGTAGGACTTGGCCAGATCAGACAGGGCATCATCGCCGCCGTACTCGTCGATGACCTGCCGCACAATGGCAGCGTTGCCATCGCGGGGGATGCGGAACACAGCCAGCGATCTGGCGGTCTCTGTCTGAATGCCCTTCACGCCGCGCTGGATCAGCCCGTGGAAGGCGATCTGCTGGCGCAGCACCAGCTTGTCCACATCGGTGGCTTGGCCAGAGTTGACCAGCTTGAACAGCCGGTCGAGCTCATTGGCGCTGGACTCCAGCACCTCCAGCGCTTTGTAGGTCTCGACGGCGTTGGCCATCATCTTGCCATCGCTGCCGATCAGCCTGGATAGGAATGCCTCATTGATACCCGACTCGGCGGCCTTGGCCTTGATCTCGTCAAAGGTCACCGCCTTGGTGCGGATGTTCAGCGCGTCAGCCACGCCGCCCACGATCGCCGCGGCATCCTCGGTCTGGTAGCGCGACAGGTTGAACGGCTCGTCAGGTGTGCCGCCGGGCTTGCCCTGGGTGATGCCGAATGTCTGCCGGCGGCTGACTGCACTTTCGACCGCTTGTGTCAGCGGCTGGTCAGCCTCGGGGATCAGCTTGAAGCGGCCAGCCTTGGCTGAATCGGGCAGCTCGCCGGGCAGGGCACGGGCGGCATCTGGCACCAGATTGCGCTCGGCCTTGGTGGCTTGCCGGGTGATCAGCCTGCGGATGATGGCATCGGCGGGGCCAGCGACCTGCATGCCCTCGCTCATGCTGGGGGTGCCGGTCTCTGCATCCAGTGGGGGCTCGGCCATCATGTCCTGGGCTGCGCCGGGCATGGGCTCCAGTGGGATCTGATCGGCTGGGGTGCCGAGCGCAGCGCCCGGCAGGATCTGGCCTAGTCGTTGATCAAGGGGCTGTTGAGGGATGGCCATTACTGAGCTCCAGACTGCAGAGCTTGACGGCCCTGTCTCAGGCGTTGCGGATTTCCGGTGGCAGGCTGGACTCCTCCAGCTCCGGGGGCACCCCCTCCGGATATGCCAGCCCCAGGTAGTTCTCCCGCGTTACCGGCAGGTTGAACTGCTTGAGCAGATCCAGGACGTAGTCCTGCTCCTTCCCATTCTGGAGGTCTGATTCCACCGGCATTTCTGAAGACTTCATTGCGGGCCTCCTCAAGGGACATTTTGCCTTTGCGATATTGTAGCCAGATGCCATCGATCTGATCGACATTCTTGGCTTGGCTCTTGAAGGTATCAGGGTACAGGCCGCGCACCGCTTCCCAGGTGATCGATTGCATCTCGCGGGGCAGGATGCCGCGCTCCTCGGCGGCTCGGCGGTAGGCCTCGGCGTAGATGCCGTAGGTGCCCTGCACGCCCGTGATCGAGCTGTTCTTGGGGCCACCCTCACCCAGCACACCTGAGCCAAAGTTGTGCAGCACTTCGCGGCTGTTGCCAGACAGCGGGCGCAGCAGGCCAGCGGCCACCGCATGGGTGTCGATGGTCACCGGGCCTGCCGGGTCATTGGGCGCATAGATGTTGCTGTAGAAGTTGCGCACCTTGTGCTGTTGGCCAAGGTTGGCGCTGATCGTTTCAATGCGCGGGTCTTCCAGGATGACGATGGCTTTGCCGATCTCATTGAGCGAGCCCCAGCCGGTTTGTGTCGGAGTCCTGCCGTCCTGGTTCATGCGCACACCAACAAAGTCACCCTCCGGGCTGACGATCTGGTGCTCGCGTGGGTTCTTTGCTTGGTCGTAGGTTCTCAGCCACATGGCTTTGAGGCCGGGCTCCTTGATCTCGGCCAGGGTCTTGCCCCGGATGGCATTGACCATCGGCGCGTATTTGGGGTCGCCAAAGATGGTCTTGGCAATCACGTCCATGCTGGAGTCCCAGCGGGTGGCTTGCTGCTTGGTTGCGATGTCGAGGACGCGCTGGCCCAGCGACACATTCATAAACCAGTCTTTCTGCGGCGAGAGTACGGCCAACACGCCAGAGACCGCCTGATCAGGCACACCGTAGTCCACAGAGAAGCGGTCGGTGATGTTGCGTGCGCCGTCATACCAGAGCTTGCTGCGCTGGCGAGTAGCTTGTGGCACCTGATCATGCAGGAACA